TTTTTGGGTAGTTGCGGAGCAAACTCTACTTTAAAAAGAAATACAATCTTATCAACGGTTTTGAGGCGGATTTCAAAGCCGGTCGGAAGAAAGAAGAATACGCAAAGAAAGTGGGAAAGATAGAGTTTGTTGTTGGTATAGTTCTGCTTATCACAGGTGTTGCACTTATTCTGTTTGCCTAATAAATTCCAGTTTGTCGCATATGCGTCCGCCTTCGGGCAGGGCGCTTTTATTATGCCCGAAGGAGGTGATTACCCATGATCTGCGTATTCCCATCGGACGCTACCGACTTCGCCGGCAACGGTCTGTGCGTCCTCACGCCTACCGCCTGCTCCGTCACCGAAACCCTCAACGGCGAGTGGGAGCTGTCCATGACGCACCCGCTGGACGAGCGGGACAAGTGGACATACCTGCAGGTCGGCAGCATCATCCGCGCACCCGTGCCCGCCGCCATGACGCCCCGTGTGTCGCTGGTCAGCCAGACCACCGGCTGGTCGGTGTACACCATCACCACCAAATCGGGCAAGCTGAATCTTCGCTCCGGCCCCGGCACGAACTACAAGCGGCTTGGTCAGTACGCCAAGGGCAAGGAGGTTGTGCTCATTGGCAAGACCAACGACAGATGGTATGAGGTGACCGCCCCGGACGGCAAGCGCGGCTACATGTCCACGGACTACCTGACCTTCGCCCGGACGGAGGGCTCGTCCACCACGGCGACCGGGCAGGTCGTGGAGCCGCGGCAGGTGCGTGATCAGCCCTTCCGCATCTATCGCGTTGTGCCCACGCTCACCCAGGTCGAGGTCTATGCCCGGCACATCTTCTACGACCTCATGGACAACATGATCCTCAGCTACAAGCCGGAGGGACCCGTGGGCGGCACGACCGCCGCGCATGCCGTGCTCGACAGGTGTGAATCCGCGCACGATTTCACCATGTACACCGACCTCACCGGCACGGCGGAGGGGCTTGCCTTTGAGCACGTCAACCCGGTGGAAGCCATGCTGGGCGATGAGGGCATTGTCGGCAAGTATCATGCCGAGCTGGCCCGGGACTGGTACGATGTGTACCTCGTCAACCGCGTGGGCCGTGACACGGATGTGGAAATCCGTCAGGGCAAGAACCTGCTGGGCATTTCCTACGATCTGGATGAGTCCGGCGTGGTCACGCGCATCGTGCCCACCGGCGAGGACAAGGACGGGCATGTGCTGTACCTCCCGGAGAAGCACATCGACAGCCCGAACATCGGGGCCTATCCCCATGTGAAATGGGGACATCTGGCTGTGTCGGATGCCAAAGAGGACGATGACAACAGCAAAAGCGACGTCTACCGGAAGCTGCGCGAAGCGGCGCAGACCGAGCTGGACAACGGCTGTGACCTGCCCACTGTCACGCTGGATGTGGACTTCCTGAGCGTGGATGATACCGAGGAATACCGTGACTTCGGCATCCTGCACAGCATCTACCTGGGCGACGCGGTGCGCGTGGTCGTGCCCAGGCTGGGCCTGACCGTTGCCCTGCGCATGACGCAGTACACCTACGACTGCCTGCTGAGAAAGTACACCGCCTGCACCCTCGGCACGGCGCTGGATGGCGTGGAGGGCAGCACGATTTCTGCCAGTCAGCTGGCAGCAGGCTCCATCGGCGGCATCAAGCTGGCCATGGGCTCCATTGGTACAGGCCACCTGCAGGATGGCTCGGTCGGTTCCCTGCAGGTCAGGACGGCGGCGATAGGCTCGGCGCACATCCAACAGGCTGCCATCGGTGAAGCGCATATCCAGAATGCCGCCATCACCACGGCGAAGATTGAGGATTTGGCTGTCATCCGGGGCAAGATCGCGGAAGCCGCCATCGGCGCGGCCCAGATTGAGGATGCCAGCATCACCCGGGCGAAAATCGGCGAGGCGGCTATTGGCTCCGCGCAGATCGAGGAAGGCACCATCACCTCGGCCCACATCGGTGCGGGTGAAATTCAGGAAGCCCATATCCATGACGGCGCGATCACCCACGCGAAGATCACGGATGGTGCCATCCGCAACGCGCACATTGAGAATGGTGCCATCGACAGCGCAAAGATCGCGGACGCCGCCATTCAGAACGCGCACATCGCTGGGGCGGCGATTGACACCGCCAACATCCGGGACGGCGCGATTGCCAGCGCAAAGATTGCGAATGCCGCTGTGACCCGCGCCAAGATCGCTGATCTGGCTGTGGGCTCAGCGCAGATTGATGACCTTGCCGTCACCACTGCGAAGATCGCGCAGGCGGCCATCACCAATGCCCAGATTGCCAACGCCGCCATCGACACCGCCAAGATTGCTCTGGGCGCGATCACCGCCGCGCTCATTGAGAAAGGCGCGGTAGGTACGGCACAGATCGCGGACGGTTCCATCACGGATGCCAAGATCGTCGAGCTGACTGCCAACAAGATCACCGCCGGTGTTCTTTCTGTGGAACGGCTCATCATCCGGGGCAGTGAGCAGAGCATCATCTACGCCATCAACAACATGGGCGAACTGGTCTCTACGCAGGTGGACACCATTGACGGCTATGTGCTCACGGAGCGCACCATCACCGCCGACAAGATCGTGGCGCACAGCATCACCGCCGCGGAGATCGCCGCCAAGAGCATCACCGCCAACGAGATTCTGTCCGGGACGATTACCGGCAATGAGATCGCGGGCGAAACGATCACCGGCGCGAACATCAAAGCAGGCACCATCACCACATCTCATGTTTCTTCTGACTTTGGCGAAACCCTCGATCTGAGCAGCAATGCGGGTATTAACCAGCGCGTCCAGAGGGTGTATGAGGACATGAATGCGCTGGCCCAGAATCAGGCAGAGCTTATCGTCGGCACACAGACAGTCGCCACGGCAGCATGGACAGGCGTATCCGCACTTTCTGCCCTGAAGGACGGAACGCAGATCACCTACTGGCTGCCGCAGACCAGCGGGTCAAGCGCAACGCTGGACCTGACGCTGAAGGACGGCAGCACGACCGGCGCGATTCCGCTGTACTACAGCGGTCTTACCCGGCTTTCCACGCAGTACAGTATGGGCAACGTGCTCCATCTGACCTACAGAGAGAATGTGACCATTGGCTCTACGACCATTGCAAAGGGCTGGTGGGCGGATGCCAACTACGACAGCAACACATACGACCGCATACGCATGAGCAACGCGGTGCTGGCCAAATCCGCGATTACCACTTCCCGGATCATCGTCAGTGATGAAAGCGGGTATTTCCATCTGGTCGCGTCCAAGCCCTTCCTGATCTCCAAGCCCATCCTCTGGGCAGCCTCGTCCTTTTCGGCAGGCTATTACGGCTCGAACAACTACCTGTCGTATCCCAACTGCTCGCTGCGCAACAACCTGCCCGGATTCACGGGTACCACCCAGAAAACCTGTTACATTGTAGGTCGGCTGGACGGTGAGATGTTCACGCCCACCACGACGCTGTTCACAACGGACGTGCCCGATGAGGTGGACGGTCTGGTCTATATCGCGCTGGGCATCATGGTATCCGCCTACGGCATTTACCTCTATCCGGAGCACCCCATGTTCAGCTTTGTGGGCGATTCCTTCAAGAATCTGAATCAGGTAGCCTTCGAGGCCCCGGCAGAGCTGGAGACCAAGCTGGCGGAGGTGCACGCGCAGATCAGCACCACCGCTGACAGCATTCGGCAGGAGGTGCAGGCCACCTACGCCCCGGCGACGGATATGGCGGCGATCCGCCAGCAGATGACCACCCTGTCCGAGCAGACGGAGGCCAACTTCACCTGGACAGTGAGCCAGTACGGCACGCTGGCCAACGAGGTGCAGGACGCGAAGGAGGCCACTGAGGAGCAAATGCGGCTCATCCAGACCTACATGACCTTCGGCGAAAACGGTCTGGTCATCGGCAAGAGCGGCAACCCGTTCACCTTCCGCGTGGTCAATGACCGGCTGGCCTTCTACATGAACAACACCGAGGTGGCGTACCTGTCCAACAACAAGCTGTACGTGACGCAGGCCGAAATTCTGACCCGTCTGCAGGTGGGCAAGTTCGCCTTTGAGCCGCAGACCAACGGCAACCTCTCCCTGATCTACACCGGCTAAGGAGGGCATATGGCAACAGCAACCTATACGGCGTCGCTGATCACGAGGAAAGCCTCGTCCTCCAGCAACGCAAAGACCGGATACGCCTGTCAGGAGTATTACACCAACACCTACAACTATGTGGGCATCATCTGCTTTTCGGGCATGGCGCTGACCAACAAGGTGATTACGGGCATCTCCATCACCGCCGTGTCCCAGCAGGCAGGTTATGGTGCGGGACATACCAAGACGGTCTATGTCCGCAAATCGAACTACCAGAACACCAGCGCCGGTGCGACGGGCGCTGGGTATGCGGGTGACGCGCTGGGCACCTTCACCGGCTCCTTCTACAGCAACACCACGACCGTCGCGCTCTCGGGCACGCTGCTGACGAATCTTGCCGCCTACTTCGCGGCGGGCAACAACACCATCTGCATCTACAACCCCAGCCCCGTTGCCAGCAGTCAGGGATATTCCACCAACTATCTCCAGTGGTCGAGCGTCACCATCACCGTGACCTACACCGAGGGTGTCAGCGTACCCACGGTATCCTCCAGTTCTGTCAATCTGGGTTCTGCGGTGACGATCAGCACGAACCGCCTGACCGACAGCGCCACACACACGCTGACCTATGCCTTCGGCAGCGCCACCGGCACGATTGCGACCAATGTGGGCGCATCGGTGTCGTGGACGCCGGGGTTGGCGTTGGCGGCGCAGATCCCCAACGCCACCTCGGGCCTGTGCACGATCACCTGCAAGACCTTCGTGGGCGGCACAGAGACAGGCTCCTCCTCGGTCACGCTGACGCTGAATGTCCCGTCCTCGGTCGTACCGAGCATTACCAATGTGTCCACCGCCGAAGCCACCAGCGGCATTGCCGCCCAGTTCGGCGGGTATGTCCGCACCCGTTCCAAGCTGACGGTGGGCATCTCTGCCTCCGGCGCTCAGGGCAGCACCATCTCCGCTTACCGCACCACGCTGGATAACGTGACCTACACGGCATCGTCCTTCACCAGCAATACCCTGAATACAGCCGGTACGCTGACGATGTCCGTCACGGTGACGGATTCCCGCGGGCGCACGGCAACCACGACCAGGAGCATCACGGTGCTGGATTATTCGCCGCCCTCGCTGACCAAGTTCAAGGCGGAGCGCTGCAGCAGTGACGGCAGTGCCGCGCAAATGGACGGTACCAAGGTGCGCGTGTCGCTGGCGGGCTCCGTGTCCTCCGTGGGCAGCAAGAACACGGTCACCTGCGCGGTGTACTATAAGCTTACCACATCGACGTCATGGGTGCAGGCCACGACGGTTTCCGCATCCAACTATGCGGTCAGCGCTACCAACCTCCTGCTCAGCGCGACCTTCGACGCGCTCAAAAGCTATGACCTGAAGGTGCGCCTGTCAGACTATTTCTACTATGTGGAACAGGCTGTGAGTGTGGGCACCAAGCAGGTGCTGATGGACTTCTACAAGGACGGCAACGGCGTCGCCTTCGGCAAGGTGGCGGAAAGCTCCGGCAAGGTGGAGTTTGGCTGGCCCTTGGTGCTCTCGACGCCTTTGGGTGTGGATCAGGGCGGTACCGGCGCTACCACCGCACCCAACGCCTGCGCTAAGCTGGGCGCAGTGAAAAAGAGCGGCGATACCATGACGGGCAACCTGTCTATTTCCGGGTATCTGTACCCCTCGGTGTACCTGCTGCCCACCTACAACAGCACCACCAACCGCACTGTGTTCGAGGGCAGCTATGTGGGCGCTTCCTCCTTTGCGTCCTGGGAGGACAGCAGCGGCAACAACCGCCGCATGCTGGAGGTGCGCAACGCTGCCTATGAAGCAGGCAGGGACAACGCGCTGGTGCTGCGGGACGTGGTGGACGGTTCCTACTACACCTACCGCGTCTTTCATGCGGGCATGGCCACGCCCGTCCCCATCGCCAACGGCGGCACAGGAGCAAACAGCGCCGCAAACGCCCGGGCAAACATCGGCGCAAACAATGCGTCCAACTTGACCACCGGCACGGTGCCTGCCGCCCGACTGCCCTTCAAGGTGGCGTATGGCTCCACCTCCATCAGCGGCAGCAGCTCCGTGACGATCAACTACTCTTCGGCGGGTTTCACAGCGGTGCCCAAGGTGCTGGTGACCTATTCCACCACCAGCAGCAACTGGAGCGGCGACAACGGCGCGATCAAGGTACATAGCAAAACGACCACACAGGCCAGCATCGTGGTCGGCGGCAGCTTCAATACCAGCCGCAACGTGGACTGGCTGGCCATCGGTACATGACGGAGGTGATTTCATGAAGGAAATGTTCGAGCAGGTCATTGCGTTGAAGAACTATGACCTGAAAACCCTGCTGGCGAACATCGATCAGTACCACATCGAGGGCAGGCTGACCGACGAGGAGCGGCTCGACCTGACCATGCAGGCCCGAAAGGGCGCGGAGCCCGAGTACGACTATGCCGGGGAGATCAATGCCCTGTGGGCTGCCGTCCGGGAGCTGCAGCAGATGGTCAAACCGCCCGCGGAGGAGGACGAAGCGTGGCCGGAGTTCGTCCAGCCCACGCATGCGGGTACGGCATATCAGGTGGGCGACAAGGTGACGTTCCAGGGTGAGCGGTACATCTGCGTTCTGGCCCACTGCGTATGGAGTCCGGCGGATTATCCCGCCGGGTGGGAGAAACAGGCATAAGCGACTGTCAGAAATGGCGGTCGTTTTTCTATGCAGCAAAACAAAAGGAGGACTTTTCCATGAGAGACTTTTCCATTGATCTGGTCTGGGCGAAGATCCAGATGGCCATCACCGGTATCGGCGGGTGGCTGGGCTACTTTGTGGGAGGTGTGGACGGTCTGATGACCACGCTCATCATCTTTATGGTGATCGACTACATCACCGGCCTGATGTGCGCCGTTGCGGACAAGAAGCTGTCCAGCGCAGTGGGCTTCAAGGGTATCTGCAAGAAGGTGCTGATCATCCTGCTGGTCGGCGTGGCGCACATCATCGATCTGCATGTGGTGGGCACCGGCAGCGCGCTGCGCTCTGCTGTGGTGTGCTTCTACCTGTCCAATGAGGGCGTCAGCCTGCTGGAGAACACCGCGCACCTGGGCCTGCCCATCCCCGAGAAGCTGAAGGACATCCTGTCCCAGCTGCATGGGCGCGAGGAAGTGAAGGAGGATGAGGAGCATGAGTGAGCGCGTGAACACGCCCTTGACCGCCGAGCATTTTGTGGTCTACTGTCTACGGATGGTAGGCCATCCCTATTGGTACGGCACCTGCGGCTACAAGGCAACGAGCAGCCTCTTGTCCCGCAAGGCGAAGCAGTACCCGTCCCACTACGGCTCCGGGCGCACCAATCGCTACAAGCAGGACATCGCCAATCGTGAGGTGGTCTGCGACTGCATCGGCGGCGTGAAGGGCTACGCATGGACGGGCGGCGGTCAGGCCATGCTGGACGCCATCGGCACGGATAAGTCCGTCCCCAGCACCTACGGCGCACACGGCTGCCCGGACAAGGGCGCGAACACCATGTTCAGCTACGCCAAAAGCAAGGGCTGTGCCTGGGGAACGATGGCCACGCTGCCTGAGGTGCCCGGGCTGGCGCTGACCAAGGACGGGCATGTCGGCTACTACATCGGCAACGGCTGGGCGGTTGAATGGCAGGGCTTTGCCTACGGCTGCGTCAAAACGCAGGTCAGCAAGCGTCCGTGGACGCACTGGTACGCGCTGCCGTTCATCGACTACGGCGACGCCATCCAGAAAGCACCTGTGCACACGCCCGATACGCCCACGACCGAATACACGCTCGGTTCCCGTTCGCTGGAGAAGGGCGCGAAGGGTACGGACGTAAAGACCCTGCAGGAGCTGCTCCTTCAGCTGGGCTTCTCCCTGCCGAAGTACGGCGCGGACGGCAGCTTTGGCTCGGAAACGCTCTCTGCCCTGAAGGCCTTCCAGAGCAGGGCGGGCATCAAGGCGGACGGCATCTACGGCACGGAGACCCATGCTGCGCTGATGGCTGCGACCGCCGACCGGGACGAGGCGCTGAAGCCCTCCGAGCCGGAGGATGGCGAGGAAACGCCCGACACCACCGGCAGGAAGGTCACGATCTCCTGCGTCAGCGGCACGGTCAACATCCGCACCGGCAATGGTACACAGTACAGCCGCATCACCGCCGCGAAGAACGGCGACACCTTTGACTGGGTGGCAACGGCTGAAAACAGCTGGCACGCGGTCGTGGTCAACGGCTGCGTGGGTTGGGTGTCCGGGAAGTACAGCAAAGCAGAATAATCCTTTCACACTGGCGGTTGGCTTCGGCTGACCGCTTTTTTCTTTTGGCACCCCCTCAAAAGCCTGTCCTTTTCTCCGTATTGCGGGATCGCCGGACGATGCCCCGGAAGGAGGTGCCGTATGACAGCACAGGAAAAGGAACGGATCACCCGGCTGCGGGGTGAAGGCAAAAGCTATGGAGCCATTGCCACACTGCTTGGCATATCGGCCAGCAAGGTCAAGAGCTACTGTATCCGGCATGAACTGGGCGGTGCCCGATCCAGTGTCGGCAGGCGCACTGCCCAAGGAGGCTGCGAACAATGCGGAGTCTCTGTCCAGCAGGTACCCGGGCGCAAGCACAAGCGCTTCTGCTCAGATGCCTGCAGAATGCAATGGTGGGCAGCGCACCGGGACCAGCTGACGCAGAAAACCACGCATGCCTTCACCTGCAGGGAGTGCGGCAGGACATTCGAGGTATATGGTGTCACGCAGCGCAGCTTCTGCAGCCGTGGATGCTATGCCGCCTTTCGCACGGGAAGGGGGAATCATTGATGGACATGAGCATGTTTCAGCGGGAGCAGGGCTACCGGCTCTGCCTGTCCGTGCTTGAGCAACTCCGCGACAAGGGCCTGCTGACTGCCGAGGAATTCGTCCAGGCAAGGGCTGTTCTGATCGAAAAATACGACCCGCCAATCAGTGCTTTATCTCTTGAAAAACCTTGATATTGCTTGACTTTTCGGGTATTCAGAGTGAGTAATACGGTCGAAAGGAGGCTTGATACAATGGCCAAATCCATAACGCGGATCGACGTGAAAAAACCGGACCTTCTTCAGCGAAAACGTGTCGCGGCTTATGCGCGTGTTTCGATGGATACCGAACGGCTGATGCATTCGCTGTCCGTGCAGGTCAGCTACTACAGTGAGTTGATCCAGAATACGCCGGGCTGGGAATACGCAGGCGTCTATGCTGATGAAGGCATCTCTGGCACAAAGATGGACAGCCGCCCGGAGTTTATTCGGATGTTGGCAGATTGCGAAGCCGGGAAGATCGACATCATTCTCACCAAAAGCCTGTCACGCTTTGCCCGAAACACAGTGGATACGCTCAACGTTGTCCGCAGGCTGAAGGAGCTGGGCATCGAGGTTCGCTTTGAAAAGGAACGCATCAATTCTCTGGCAGATGAAGGCGAGCTGCTCATTACCATCATGGCATCCTTCGCGCAGGAAGAGGTGCGCTCTCTGAGCGAAAACGTCAAATGGGGGCTGCGCAAGCGGTTTGAGCAAGGCATACCCAATGGGCGCTTTCATGTGTACGGGTACCGCTGGGAAGGTGATCATCTGGTGATTCAGCCTGATGAAGCCGCAATCGTTCGCCGCATTTTTCAGAACTTCCTTCAGGGCAAGTCCCGGCTGGAGACTGAACGCGAGTTTGCGGCAGAAGGCATCACCACAGCCAAGGGCTGCCGATGGGTGGATTCCAACATCAAGGTGGTCCTTACGAATGTGACCTATACCGGCAACCTGCTGCTTCAGAAGGAATATATCACCGACCCGATCACAAAGAAACGCAAGAAGAACCGCGGCGAGCTGACCCAGTATTATGTCGAGGGAACACACGAGGCCATCATTGACAAGGAGACCTTCGATTATGTCCAGCAGGAAATGGCCCGCAGAAAGGCTCTCGGGCCACGGGCAAACAAGTCGCTGAACCTGACCTGCTTCAGTGGAAAGATCAGGTGCCCGCATTGTGGGATCAACTATGGGCACCTGAGACCTCGCAGGGGTAGCTTGATTTCATATTGGGTCTGCGGGAGCAAGCGCAAAAAGAAGGTCGGTGACGGTTGCCCGGTCAAGGGAGCCATGAGCGAGGTCGCCATCAGGAAGTGCTGCGCCGAGGCCCTGGGGCTGGATGAATTCGATGAGACTGTGTTCACGGAGCGGGTCGATCATCTGGAAGTCCCCGAAAAGGACCGGCTGACCTTCTTCATGAAGGATGGAAGAACCTTCACCCGTGACTGCAGGAATACGGGTCATCAGGATTGCTGGACGCCTGAGTACCGGGCGGCAGTTTCGGCCTACAGGTGTGAGCATGGCACAAATCCCAGAGGCAAGTCCTGCTTCACTTCAAAGATCAAATGTGCCTGCGGCAGCAACTACCAAACATCCTACCAGAAACTGAAGGATGGGGCCATTCGCTACTGGCGCTGCCCGGAGAAATGCTGCGAGAAAGGCATGCGGGAGGATCGGCTCCGTGCGGTCTGCGCTGAGGTGCTTGATACCGATGGTTTTGATGAAGCTGCCTTCACCGCGCAGGTCGAGTATATCAGCGTACTGGCGGACGGCGTTCTGGAATTCCACCTTACCAATGGGCGTGCTGTTCAGCACAGCATCGACCTCAGGCGAAGCGGCACGAAATGGTCGGAAGAGCAGCGCAGGCGCTTTGATGAATCAATCAAAGGCCTCTACACCCCGGAACGCAGGCAGGCGATGAGCGAACATATGAAGCAGCTTAGGAAGGAGCGCGGAGAAAATTGGCGAAAAGAGTAACCACCATCCAGCCGACCCTGACAAGGTTTACGGCGGTCCCCATTACGGAACAGCGCAGGCGGAAGGTCGCGGCTTACGCCCGAGTCAGTACGGACCATGAGGAACAGCAATCCAGCTATGAGGCTCAGCTGGACTACTACACCAACTTCATCCGGAACCATGACGGCTGGGAGTTCGTGAATGTCTATGCCGATGAAGGCATTACCGGCACCAGCACCAAGCACCGCGAAGGCTTCAAGCAGATGGTTGCCGATGCACTGGCAGGCAAGATCGACCTCATTGTAACGAAATCGGTCAGCCGCTTTGCCCGCAACACGGTGGACTCTCTGACCACGATCCGTCAGCTGAAGGAGCATGGTACGGAATGCTACTTTGAGAAGGAAAACATCTGGACCTTCGACAGCAAGGGCGAGCTGCTCATTACCATCATGTCATCACTGGCACAGGAAGAAAGCCGCTCCATCAGTGAAAACTGCACCTGGGGTCAGCGTAAGCGCATGGCAGACGGCAAGGTTTCGGTTCCCTTCAGCCGCTTCCTGGGCTACGATCGCGGGGAGAACGGTGAGCTGGTGGTGAATCCGGAGCAGGCAGAGATCGTTAAGCGCATCTACACCGAGTTTCTGCAGGGGGCCACGCCCCACACCATTGCGGCAGGCCTGACGGCTGACGGCATCCGGTCTCCCGGCGGCAAGGACAGGTGGAACCCCAAGACGGTACAGAGCATTCTCCAGAATGAGAAGTACAAGGGTGACGCGCTCCTGCAGAAGTGCTTTACCGAGGACTTCCTCACGAAAAAGCAGGTGAAGAATCAGGGGCAGGTGCCGCAGTATTATGTGACCGGCGACCATGAAGCCATTATCCCGGAGGATGTATTCGATATGGTGCAGCGGGAGATTTCGATGCGGAAGCCCGGCCCCAACCGGCACAGCGGCGTCCGGGTTTTCTCCAGCACCATTTACTGCGGTGAATGCGGCGGCATGTACGGCTCCAAGGTGTGGCATTCCAATGACAAGTATCGCCGGGTAGTCTGGCGATGCAACAGGAAATACGATGGCGACCAGCCCTGCGGCACACCCCATTTCGATGAGGAAACGCTGAAGCAGCTGTTCCTCTCCGCGCTGAACAAGCTGGTCGGGAAGCGCAACGAGATCAGGGACAGCTTTGACGCCATACGCAGCACGGTGTTCAGCACGGAGGCGCTGGAAGCCGAGCTGGCGCAGGTCGAAGCAGAGATGAGTATCGCCGCAGAACAGGTCGCCCGAAGCATCCGCGAGAACGCTATGGTCGCGCTTGACCAGTCTGCCTACCGGGCAAGGCACGATGCCCTCTGCGACCGCTACGAAAGCCTCAAGGCCCGCTGCGCAGAACTGAAAGAAACCATCTCCGACAAGCAGACCCGGCTGGCTTCCATTGATGATTTTCTGAGAACGCTCATGAAGCAGGAGGCGCTTCCCACAACCTTCGACCCGATGACCTACCATATCCTTGTCGAACGGATGACGGTCTACGGCAAGGACAAGGTGATAGTTCGGTTCAAGAACGGCATGGAAATTCAGGCCTGACACTTCAGCTCCCGTGCAAAAGCGGGAGCTTTTCTTTGTTCCCCAAAAATAAACAAAAAAAGGCGCAGCGTACACCTGCTACCAATTTCCGAAACTGCTACCAATTCTGCTACCAGTTTTCTATCCGCATATTGCTTGTATTCAACACGCCACCTTGATTTCGCAGATGATTTCGTCCGCGCGCGGTGCCATCATGTCCACCATCATGCGGATGATATGGCGCGGTGTGCGGAACTGCCCGTTGACTCCCGCCGTCGCCAGCTTGCTCAGCAGATATTCGTATACGTCGCCGCGGGTGTCCGCGCTTTGCAGGTGCGCCATCTGCTCGTAGATGACATCCATCGCGCTGACGATTTTGTCCAGCATCAGCGGCGTCGGCACCTTGAAAATCGCGTCGCCCATGTACTTCGAGTACGCGCTGTTCTTGTCGCCGTGCAGCCCCTTGATGAACGGGAACACAAACTCCTGCACCACGCTGTACATCTTTCCCGCCGGGAAATCGCGGAAAACGCTCCATTTAAGCTGCGCGCCGTCGATGGTGCGGTCGCCAATCTGCACGCTGCCTTGGAAGATGCTCGTGTACGGCAGCCCCAGCATCGCGCATTCCTTCGCCTTGATGTTGTCGCTGTCATCCAGATCGTGGATGAACATCAGGTACGTCATCTGCTCAATCACGTCCAGCGGGTTCGTCAGCCCGCCCGTCCAGAAGATTTCCCACAGCCCGTCAATCTTGTTCTTCAGTTCCCCCGTAATCAT